TTCTTCATCCTCTTCGCCTTCAGGAGGTGGTTCTTTCTTTATTTGTTTTTGCATCTTATCAATTTCATCTTCCGTCATTCGGAAAACGTGTTTTTGTACATATTCTTTGGAAAAATAATTACCAATATAGGGTTCTATACTATTTAGTATTTCTAAACGGTCACGCAGTAAATCCATGTCACGCATTTCTGCATAGTGGCCATCTTTTATATAACTATATGAAAGATTCTGTTTAATTCCTTGCCAATCTTCTTCTGCAATAACACCTTTAAGTATTAATTGTGTTTTGAGAATATTATTGAATAGTACATTAAATTTATTCCGTAATTTTTGAACAAATTTGGTAAATTTTACTTCATCTCTTGTTATTTCTGCGCCACGACCTAAATTAAATCCACCTTCAGTCTCTAATCGACTAACAGGAATATTTAAAGATCTATATAATTTTCTTTGAAAATAAACAATATCATCTATTTCTCCTAAATTTTGTCCACCAGGCAGGGTTGTAATTTCGGTTCCTCTACCACCCTCTCTACGTGGCAACCAGAAATCCTCTAACATACTCATCTGCTGACGGTCATCCTTTATCTCACCAGTTGAGGCATTATACACCAACTTGTTTCGATAACGATTCATCACATCTTTAAGATATGCCTCCGCTTTTACTTTAGGTAAATTTCCAACATCAATATAGAAAATTCTTCGTTCTGGAGCCCTTGCAATGCGGTAAATTACTACTGCATCCTCAACCATTCTTAATTGATTAACAGGCTTAATTGCTTTATGTAAATAAGAATGAACTAATAATTTTTGTGGATCAAACAATCCAGAAGGACAATTTGCAATTGCATCTGCTGTAATTTTCATATTTTGACCTACACCAGCATTAATAGTAGCACTACTAGCTGGTGAAAAATGTTGTCCTTGTTCAAAATATAAATAATAATCCTCTATTACCTTAATGGTAGGAGAACCTTTTTTTGTTACCTCTTTATCTACTTTTCGTATTCTTTTTAATTTTAAAGGATCAATATATCTTAATTCTTGTATACCCTTTTGCGGTTCATCTTCATTTATAATTTTATGAAAATAAAGCCGACCATCGATATACCATCGCCTAAAAATGTCATGTGATTTATTGTTGAAATCCAACAATCGTAACACTTGACTAAATTCCTCGCTAATTCTTTTTTTGATTTTTGTTGAATAGGGGAGATCGTCAGTAACAATAGCTACAGATGCTCTTTTTTCATCTGTATTTATTGATTCATTGACAATATCTTCGATAGCTAGATCACACTCTGGATGTTCTGAAGTAGATCTATATCTTCGTATAAGGTCTGCTTCACTCTTAGTCTGACCTTCTATGTCTATATATTCACTATAAAAACCAGCAGAGGTAGTTGCGCCATCTTCAGGATCGGGGAGAACAAATGTTGGTTGCTCCCCCTTATCCTTAGTTCTAGTAATTTGAAATCCAAATAGTTGTGCCATAATACTCCGTAATCAATATCAATACAAATATTTATACGAAAAATTAAGTTGTGGTATTTGATTCAAAAAACTGATAACGATAGGTTACTTCAAATTCTTCTACAGCATCATTTCCATCATATGTTAGTTCAATAGGTGCAATAGTCATAGGCCACATACCCCTAAAGGTATATGATTTAATTACCTGTCCTGCTCGATCCAATTGATCAACGAAAGCATCAACTTGATAATCGGATGGATTTTCCAATCCACTATTATCAGAATTTGCATTAATTCCATTCATCCATCGTTCCATTGCATTGCGAATTAGAAAATCAGTATCGTTAAACACGGTAGTTGTCCATGTTTCAAATACTCTATCTCCTGCAATATACAAAGACCGACCCCTAAATGGAACTGGAACTTCACCTAGTGTCATACCAGGCAAGTTAGTTGACCTACACAGATAGGACATAACTCTTGTCTCTCCACCTACAGCTGCGAAGCCTGGGAAAGGTAAAGTTACTGAAAATTGATTACCTCTTGCACCACCACCTTTTAATACTGCTTTAAAGTCGTTTATGTTTGCCATGATTCCTCCTATGCCCCTACTACTTCACTAAACGCAACACCAGTTTTCGTGGCAATGAAGTTTAGAGAAATAAAGTTAATAGACCGAGCAGGTTTGACAAAAATGTCAGCAACAAACTCGTTACGGTCAACAACCACGCCTGGGTTGTTGGACTCATCGCATACAACTAGGAAATCTGTGATTCCCCTTCGACCTTGTACATCACGCAAGAAAGGTTCAACCATGTTCCTAAATCCTGCTCTTGTGAACTCATCGTTGAATTCAAATAACTGAAATTTGGAAGCAGTTGAAATTGCCTTTTCTATAGTAATGAACAATCTTCGCACATTAATACGGTCAAATGCACTTGGTTTTGCTTGTGCAGTCTTATCTCCATACAGTACTGTTCCTTGGCCGGGAAATGAACAAATTGGATTTATTCTTGCACGATACAGAATATCCCGATTTGCTTTTTGAGGATTGTAAGCGAGTTTTACAACTCCCCTAATTTGTCCTCTATTGAATCCGCCAGGTGAGTACCACGGATCTGATACTAGATCAGTTCTTGCACAAAGTCCTGCTATATCTCCGTTTAGTGGAATCCACCGATAAGTATCATTGTACTTATCGTAGGTGTATTTGTATCCACTATCGAACATACCGTAGGATGTTGAAGTCATTGCATCAAAATAACCTTTAACATTTGATGTTTGGGTTACTTCATTTGCAACATTCACTACATCACTTAATTCTGGTGACACAAATGCGACTGCATCTTTACGATCAGTACACATATCCAAAGCATTTCCTGCTTGAGTTGCATTAGCTTTACCACAAATGAAAAGATTTAAATCAACCGTTTCGGTATCCTTGAATCGGTCAATTCCATCTTTTTGTTCACCTTCAGTTAATGCATAGTCATCTACTCCACTAGTAAGAGAAATTGTAGTAATTACCTCAGACAATGCAGAGAACAATGTAGTACCCTGTGTAGCTGCGTTGTTATCATATCCAGTATTAACAGCTGGATGATCCATCCAATAGATGTATGAAGAACCAGTATAGAGAACATCTTTATAATAGTTTGCAGTTCCATTACCTGACCTTGCATCTGTAATTTTTGATACTCCTTGCCATTTTTCCAAAATTTCTTTTGGAACACCAGTAATACCACCATCTTGATCTACTACAATGATGTGCATTTCATCAGCGGTTGATACTCCTGTACGATCTTGCACATGAGTTGAGGTGCCAGGAGCACCGTCAAATTGGTCATAATATTCCCACCGTCTGCGAACATCTGTTGCATCAATAATTGCAGATCTTAATCCACCAGCAGTATTTGCAGTAGCATATCTTTCAAAGGTAAGATTATCACCAACGATAGCTGTTACTTTATATTCTGAACCATCTGCTTCAAAGAAGTGAACAATATCTCCGATATTGTATTTTGCACCACCATCACCAGAAGAACCACTTGCACCAGCATCAATTACAATTACAGTAGCCCCAACAGCAGCTGCGGTTTCTACAACACCAAGAGTATTTTCAGCTCCTGAAAATGTTTCCTCAAATTCAGATGCACTTGGACACATAGCTACTTTTAAACTATTTCCCCAAGCACCGGCAGTTCTTGCTGCCCATTGTCCTACACTTGCAGACCCATCAATATAGGGCCCTGTAGAACCATCACCATCTTTATAATGATTTGTATTCTTAATCAAAATCGCAGTACCAGAAGTACAAGCATTCACGGCTGCAGAGGAAGGACGAACCACCCTCAATGCGTTACCGTATCCAAGAAAAGCAGCACCAGCCATCCAATCTTCAAATTGATTACTAGCTGATTGTGGTTCACCAAAAATTTGAACCAACTCTTCTTCAGATGCAATTGCGGTAATAGTATCAGTAGGCCCTTTTTGTGCGGCCATTACTATACCAGCAATTGATGTTGCAACTGCCGGAACTACGTTTGTTAAGTCTTTTTCTGTTACCTGTACACCAGGCGAAACTTGAAACGCCATTCCAATCTCCTTAAATAGAAAGGTTATTACACATATTTATACTTTTAGGGTTTTTCAAAATGACTTTTATAACTTTTTTATGTTATAAATAATTATATGTCACATTACCAGAAATACAAAAAAACAATTAAAGAAGGAATAAGAAAGGCTAGAAGAAAACGTGATATATGGATTAACGAATTACTTGCAGATAAGACTTGTATATATTGTGAGGAAGCAGAAACGTGTACGTTGGCATTCTACCCTGACAACAAAGAGATCCGAATCATTTCAAGATCGAAAGGACTCAGAGAAAAACTTCGATTACCGATTTTGGAACGGATACAAAAGAATAAGATTGTATGTTTGAATTGTGAGGCTAAATTGAGGAATGATATTCAGTTATCACCAATCTTGTAGATATTCTCTATTGGAAGATACAACTGGATTCCATACTGAACCAAATTCATCAATATTTTCTCCAATTTTTTCTCCATGTTCATCTCTAACTCCATCTAAAATAAAACCAAATGGTGCCATATCTTGATCTACTAAATGTTCATTCTCTTTCCAAAGTTGTTTACGAATATCTAAATCAACCAGTTCTTTAAAATAAGTCTGGTCTGTCAACCAACTGAACAGTACTAAACACATCACCAGATCATCAGTATTTCCATCCTCTCCTGCCCAAGTTTGTCCTTTTCCTATGAAAGAAGATAACTCTGCAATCGTAT